TTCACTGCCATGTTGGCTCCTCAAGGGCCCGGCATGCCAGGCATAGCAGGGCCGTAGTAGTCACCGCTTGAATAAATGTCGCGTGATTCAACCGGCGCGTAATTCGGCGTCTGCGGCTGGCCGTAATACCGACCGGCCAGATAGCCCAACTGATTCAGCCCGCCCGAGTAGGCGCTGCCTCGGGCCAGTGCGGCGTTCGCCGCCGTCTGGCCTTGACCCAACATCATGTTGCCGACGTTGGTGGCGTAAGTCTGGCCCAGACCACTCATCACGCCTGCGGCGCGGGGGCCGACGTCAGCCAGCCCGGCCAGACGGTTGTACGCCGCACCGAACTCCTGCGAGCCGAGGTCTTGGCCGTACCGCTGCGCGGCCTTCAGCGCACCGCCTGAGATCAGCCCACCCCGCGCCGCGGCTTGGCGGTCCAGCGCCTTCATGCCCTCGCTCAGACGGAACTGGTAGCCGGGGTCCATCTGCAGGAAGTTCTGCGCTGCGCCAGGCCCGCCGCTCATCAGCGAGCGCAGCCGGTTGTAATCCTCGGTCCCGCCTTGCAGGAACGGCTGCTGCCGAGCAACCGATTCTTGGTACATCTGCTGCTGCAGCGCAGTGGCCTTGTCCGCAGATTCGGCAGATGTACGCGCCGCCGACTTGGTGGCGTCGCTCGACATTTTGGCGCCAAGCAGCGACGCGGCGGCGGGGATCAGGAACTCAAACATTTAGGTCACCTCGCGCCCGCTTGCGCGGATGTTGATGGCGCTTGCCGTGCCGGCGATTGTAGAGATGAACCCGCTGGGCGCAAGCACTTGGCCAACGATCTCGGGAAACGTGTACGTCTCAGCCGGGGCCAGCGTCTTGGTCTTGACAATCAAGTTCTGGTTGCCCGCCGTGTCCGCGCCGGTTACCAAGTTCACGCTGATCGTCGCAGCCGAGGCGCTGTAGTTCGTCGCGGTGAACTTGTCGATGATCGCGGTCACGTTCGTGGCAGTGTACTGCGTGGTCTGCGTGTTCTCGGCGGTCTTGGCCGGGACAAGAACTTTGACGGTGACAGTCATTTCGGGCTCCTTACGGGAAACACTCTACGTTGCAGACGACGGACGAGTTGCCCGTGACGACGTTGATGGTGAAGCCGTCAATATCATATGACGTCATGTTTGCAACCGCCAATGCCGTACCTGCGCTGTCTTTGATGTTGATAACGCCCGTATCGCCGCCGCCGCGCCGGCCTGTTCCGTCTACCGAGCTAAAAATTACCGTGCCCGACGTGCCGTCATGCGTACCCAAGCTCGTAAACGCTTGAGTAGTTGACGAAAGCACCGCAGTAATCCGCAAAGCGCGCGGGCGAAACCCGATGCCGGTAATGGATTGAGCCCCGGCCCCGGCGTTAAGGGTAAATTGGATGTATCGAAAGGGCGGCAACAGCGCGCCGACGCGGTCGTAGTTGTTCAACGTGTAGCAGCCCGTACCAAACCGCGCCGCTGTCAGGTTGTAGTAGGTGGCTGTCTTCTGCTCGTTGAAGTCGTTGTTGTAGATGGCGACGTTAGTGCACGCCGCGCCGCTGCCACCAAAGCCAATCGCCGCGTACTGCGTCTTCGTCCCTTGACGGTCACCGATGCGGTTGCCGTGGATCTGGATGTGATCGGGCTGATTCGGCGACGATGCAGTACCAATGATTGTGATGCCATTCGGGAACGGGTAGTACGCCGTGTCTTGCCCGTTGTTGAAAATCATGTTGTCTGCAATCGTGACGTTTTGAACGTCCGAAAGGGCGATGCCTTCCGCACCGCATGAATCAATAGTATTGCCGACAATGACAGTGTACGGCGAGCCGCACTCAATGCCTGACGCAGAGATGTTTGACCGGGTAGCGCCGGTAATCGTATTGTTCTCGATGCGAAGGTACGCGCCAGTGTCGTTGCAAAAAAGCGTGGACTCGCCGTTACCGACGCAGTTGTTGTTGGTGAACGATCCTCTGGTCGGCATGAAGTACGCCGCAGACCAGTTGTTGTAGTAGAAAAAGTTGTTCTCTATGCGCGCGTCGTAGGGCGTGCCCAAAACCGTTGTCGCAATCCACAACGCGGGCGCGCTGGTCGTAGACGGGATGGGGCGCCCGTTGTTGGTGAAGTAGCACTCCGTCACCACCATATTGATGTTCGCGGCCATAGCCAACGCAATGTATGTGTGGTTCTGGAAACTGCAGTTGGAGAACGTGACGTTTCTCACCTTGGCGATTGCAACAAGTTCGGCTGTGCGAGTGGAGTTGTTGTTGCCGTCAAACGTCAGCCCGTAGAACTCCAAGTCGGTGTCGTAGTAGACATTGACCGTACCTGAGATGATTTCGTTGCGGATTGCGGTCACGCCTGCCCCGAACCCGGCTGTCAGCTTGATGATCGACTTGTCCATCCCCTCGCCGATCAGCGTCGTCTTGGTCTTGACAAGCAGCGTCGTGGAGATGCGGTAGGTGCCAGCGGGGAAGTAGACGCTGCGCCCGGTGCCGGCGTTCAGCGCGTTCTGGATTGCCGTGGTGTCGTCGGTAGTGCCGTCGCCCGTAGCACCGAAGTCCTTGACCGACAGCGACTGGCGCAGGCGCGCCTGGACCGTGGTGGCCACCGCGCCCGTGCCGGTCTGAACGTACCCGACAAGGCTGGAGCCGTTGGACGCGGCCAGCGTAGTCAGCACCGAGATGGCATTGATGTTGTCTACCGTCCAGATGTCTACGTCGGTGGCAGACGTCAGCCTGAGCTTGTACGATGCGTCGCCCAGCCAAACAGACGCCTCGCCGCGGCTGTCAAGAATGACGGGGTTGGTGTTGGCCGTCGCACCCCCCGCGTCGGTGTAGGTGGCCAGCGGCGTGGTCGTGCCAGCCGCGTAGGAGTACAGTTTGCCGCCCACCAAAGGATTGCCGTTGGCGTCAAAAAACTGTAGTTTTGGTGCTGGAGAAAGAGTGGCCATTTGTTACCTCGGGACAAGGGTCATGGTCGGCGCGGTTGAATACGTCACGCGCAATAGATCATACGGCGAAAGCGTGAACATTCCATAGAAGCTGCCGGTGCTGAAAAATGTGGCGCCGCCGCGAGAGAACTCTAACTGAGATATGCCGCCGCCGCTGACAATCACGTCCGCATTGGCGCCGGTCTGGTTGATGTAGGTGAACGGCGACGCGGTGACAGTGATGGCGGTGGGCGCAATCGAGTAGTTCTGCGTGGGTGGCGTGATCGGCGGCTGGCTTCCAATCTCCAAATCCGCGCGCAGATTGTTGATGCTGGCCGAGTAGTCGATGGGCGGCGGCGTTGTGCCGAACTCGTCAAGAATCTTGCTGATGCTCGGTAAATAGTCAACCGGCAGGGGGCCGACCCCCACGTCGTTTTGAACTTTGGCAATGTCCGCCGAGTAGTCACTGCCTACCGGAGACAACTGCAAGTCTTCCAGCGTGGCCGCGCTTTGGCCGCTGCCCGTCAACGTGAACAGGTTGAGCAAAAATCTATACCACTCGCGCGAGATCAGCCCCGTCCGGTTGTCAATAAACGGCACACGGGGCGACGTGATATTGGTAATGTTCGGCGGGCGGGTCATGCGTTGGTGCCGCTGATGTTCAACTCAGCGCCCATGATGGCGATCTTGACCGGATCCGTACCGCTGACTTCGTACACCCGGTCACGCAGCTTCAGCGTCATACCCAACCGGCGCCAGAACGATCTGTACCCGTATTGGCCGATGCGGCCCATAGACGTCCAGTGTTCGTTTGACCAGGTGTGACCGCCGTCATCTGACCAGCGCAGCATAGCTTTCGGGTTGGCGCCTACAACGTAGCTTGCACTACTGACTTCCAAAAGCAGAGTGTCCCCGTCTTCGGTAAGCAAGTCCAAATCGTTTTGAGTCAAAAGCGGCTCGGGAACAAGATCAAAGAAATCGCGCCCGTTCAGACCCACGCCGGTTTCGCAGTCAAGCTGCAGCGTGTGGTGCGCTGTGCGTTTCAGATCGTTCTTGCCCGTGGGCAGCGCCCGCCAAGACCGCAGCCACCTTTGCGGCGCGGTGTTGTCGGCGTAGACGTCCAAGTCCAGCGCGTAGATGTTGCCGTTCTCGTAGTCGCCCACGACGATCTCGTTGGCGAACGACATCTGGCAGTTGCCGCGGTGGCGTGTGAACACGCCGTTCGACGTGTCCCAGCCGGCACGCTCATGCCAGGCGCTGGTGGACACGTCGTAAACCCAAGTGGTGTTGGCTGTGGGGAAGTTCAGCACATAGAAGGCGTGGCCGTCTTGCTGGTAGGTGTACCCCACCGCGTCAGCCAAGTTGCCGTACTGCTGAATCTGCCACTCCACCGCGTGCGTGCTGATGCGCTGGCCCGTGTAGCCATTCGCGCGGTAGACGATGCCGCGCCCGCGTGCGTCCGAGCCCAGCCAGAACAGCCCGTTGTCCAGTCTGGCCACGGAGAACGGCGCGGCGCAACCGATTTCGTTGAACGCCCCCTGAATCCGCGTCAGAGGAAAATCAGCGGCGCCGCTGTCGTACCAGACTTCGACCGAGTTGGTGCCGAAGAGCCAGGCTTCACGGTGGTCGATGATCAGGCTCACCAAGCCGTCTGGCGAGCCCTCTGCGCTCGCAAAGTCCAGCGGATCTACCGAGGTGCCATCCAGCAGGCTTGTGACCCATACGCGCTGGCTGGTAGGCTCGTTGAAGACGAAGTACCCGTCAAGGTAGCCGACCGTCACCGCGCCGGGGAAGTCCGGGTCTGTGATCTGCGCGAATTGACCCGAGCCGGAGTAGATGTAGCTGGGGCCGTTGCAGGCGATGAACAACTGCGTGCCGTTGTCGGCCATGCTGACCGGACCGGTGCCCGTCAGCGTGCCGATTGTGGTGACCTGCCAACTGGAATCGACGCGGTACAGCGTGTTGCCGCTGGCCACATAGCCGTAACCGCCAAAGGCCCACAGACCTCGAACAGGCCCGCTGCCGACAGACGCCAGCAGCCGCAGCCCCGGCGCGCGCTGCAAGAACGCGGGCTCCTTGCCTGCCTCCGGTACGATCTCCGGAAACAGATTGATCATGCGGTTGTCCGCAGCATTGACGCTGCGGGCAACATACGCCGATCCGAGGATGGGCGTCTTCACGATCAGTAGTTCCCGGCGTAGACGTTGAACCGTTGCCGCGTTGCCACCAGCGAGTACGGCAGGCTCATAATGTCGTCAGGGTTGTTGATGCGCTTGATGTTGCGCTTGGACGTCATGGCGATGCGCTGGACCTGCGGTGACGGCTCAACGCCGAACTCGGGCGCGATTTCCATCGCCAGGTTGTATGTGAACGCTCGCAGGTAGCCTGGCGGGAACGTCAACTCGGTGGCCAGCGTTGCCGGCTGCGTCAATTCTTCGACCGAGATGAAGTGCCACTCCAGCAGCCGCGTGGGCACTGGATAGATGTACATCTCAATGTCGGGGTACGTCATGTTGATCCACAGCACCTGCGGATACGTTGACGTGACCGTCTTGACAGCAATACCGTTGTACTGCTGCTGATTGATCATCTTGATGCCGAAGCTGACGTTCGTGCCGGGGTCGCGGAAGTACGTCGCGTCATCCAGCAGGACGGGCCGGTTGCCCACAAAGTCGCCCGTAGGCCCCAGCGTGCGGCTGATCGTGCTGGCGGGCCAATTGAACACTTGGTCTTGCGTGCTGAACACAGACAGCCGCTCGGTGTTCCACGAGTCGATCATCTGGTTCATCGCCGTCAGCGAGTCCTGCATGACGGCGGCGGATGTGGTTTCGCCTTCTGCCAATACGCCCAGCAGACGCAAGGCGCGCTGGATCTGATCACCCGCTGAGGACATGCTCTGGCTCCTTACGGCGGCGGCGGCCCAGTGCGTTCACTGGCGGCGCGGCGTCTTGCTCGTTTTCAACGCCGGGAGTATACCGCTCCCACCCGTTTCGCTCGTCGTAGATTGCCTCCATTTCCATCGTGGCAACCTTGGCCCCGTGGATGGGGTGGCGAAGATAGATGACAGCCATTGAGACA